TAAATTGTATATGTATAATATAAACATAGAATTAACAAAACTTTAACAACGATCGTATTACGTGACAATACGGACTCGATTTTATTTTCTGATTAATCATCCAGAACACATGATTTAAAGTCATCTGTGTGAACGTAATACGTTGACATATAACAACATTTATTTCAGTTTAAATGAGTTATAACGATGAATCAGATCACTATCTGACTAAATATTTGTTTGTTTAAATTCGATTTAATACGATCGTCATATTGTCATATAATATAATGACATTATGCCGTAGTAATATCTCTGCAGTATGTATACTACAGATCGTAGGTATTATATTGCAGTGATTGCATTGCAGTAAGTATACTGCAGTATAAGTCTATGACAACATGACATAACAACCCAATTTGGTTATTCACAACCAGACTTTTTGTCACACATATTAAAACGAATTACAAAGCTTTTAGGCTCGTCGGCTGACAGTCAGACCGGCTATCAGACTAACGACTCGTCGAACTACGTGTCACGTAATACGATCACAGACACGTCGTCAGAACGCATTACGTGACAAATAAACAACTATATTACACGACATACCCGGGCACAGATCAGAAAAAAGGTCGTTACTTCGGTCCTCTGGACCTGGGGCCTAATCGCTTTGGCCGCGCAGCCCAGGGAACTTTTCGGCTCCCATGACCATAGGGCTTTTAAAAATTAGGCCGGGGGCAAAAATGTAACCTAATTCACCTGAGAATAAGATTTTATTTTTTAATCTCGCACCTTTTGCGTATATTTGTGACAAAATATAGCAACATGGCTATCGAAACCACCCACGGGGAAATCGTTAACACTGCAGAGATGAAAAAGCGTTTCTTAGACGCATATATTGAAAACCCTGTAATTAAAAATGCCTGTAAGGCCATTCGTCTCGAACGAAGAACATTCTATCATTGGCTAGCTAATGATGAACAATTTGCAAAGGAATTTAATATCAGAAAAAACATCGTCATAACCTTCTTAGAAGATGAAGCTTACAGGCGTGCAGTCAACGGTGTTTCTAAACCAGTCTATCAAGGAGGCATCAAGGTAGGGGAATACCAAGAATATTCAGACACACTGCTCGCCCTGCTATTAAAAGCTAATGCTCCAGAAAAATACAGGGATAAAGCAATAGCTAATAACAATACCTTCAACTTCAGCGAAGGGACTATACGCCACGTAAACAGTGATAAGCCTTTATCTGCTTCCGAAGAAGAAGTCAGCTTAGATGCTCCGATGGAAGCAGAATATATTGATATAACGCCGGCCCCATCCAAATCTATGGATACAACTGACGCCAAGCTACTCGACTCGCTCTCCGAATTGCCAAATCCCGATAAATCATGATGGAAGAATTAATCAAAGCTGTAGAGGCATCAGGAAATCATGGTGCTGTGCTTTTCAAGCTTAATGATAAGAATGAAGTGACTCACATATCACCAATGTTAAGAGCAAACAGTATAGAAGAGATGATAAAACAACTTGGTATGGTGAGAAACGCCGTCGAAAGTTTGATGCACCAATTAGTAGATAGTCAATTACCTAAAAACTAATGGATAAAGGTCTTATATTCGAGGTTTGTGAGCCAATGTTTACAGCTAACAATACTTCAATCAAGAAGAAGGTTGTAAATCAAGGCGGCACAGGTTCAGCTAAGACATATACAATACTTCAGGTACTCCACATGAAGTTAGCATCCACACCAGGACTCGTCTGTACGGTTGTGGGGCAAGACGTACCGAACCTTAAAAAGGGCGCTATTCGGGACTCTAACAAGATTATAGCCAGTTCTCCCTTCTTGCAGAATGCATTAGTTGACTACGCACGTACAAGGGGCTATAACAAAACTGATCGTATCCATGAGTATAAGAATGGTTCTATCATGGAGTTTGCTTCATTTGATACAGAACAAGATGCTAAGTCAGGTAAAAGAGATTATCTGTTTCTCAATGAGGCTAATGGTGTTAGTTTTGAGATATACTTCCAACTTGCCATTCGTACCCGCATACAAGTTTTTCTTGATTACAATCCTACCGCACGTTTTTGGGTTCATGATAAGTTAATTGGTCAGCCAGATGTACAGTTGATCATTTCTGATCATCGTCACAATAAATTCATGCCAAAACAAATGCATGATGAAATTGAAAGACTGTATTTTGAAGATCGTGAACTTTGGAAAGTATATGGTCGTGGATTGACAGGAAAGATCGAAGGACTAATCTACAACAAGTACAGGATTATAGAGGATATACCGTTGTTAGGCAAGCCGATGTTTGGATTAGACTTTGGATATAACCACAAAACAGCACTCATTGAAATCAGACATGATACAGGTAGGTTATTCTGGGATGAGCATATCTATCAATCTGAACTTACTATTGGAGACTTGATTCCAATGATGAGAGAATTAGGTATTGGCAGAAATCGTATATACGCAGATCATGCTGCACCTGATAAGATTGAAGATCTAAAACGAGCAGGTTTTAATGTCCATAAAGCAGATAAGGATATAAAGAATGGGATAGACTTTATCAAACGCAACGAATTGTATGTAACAAGACGTAGTAAAGGTATCCTTAAAGAAATTATGGCATACAAATACAAAGTCAATAAGGATGGCATTACATTAGATGAACCAGTGAAGTTTATGGATGATGCAATGGATGCTGCTCGTTATGGTGCTTATACTGGATTTAGAAAACCCGGAGGAATAATTATTGGCGATGGAACAGATTATGATGACATGGGTTATTTGGATTTTGTTGAGGAAGCAGCATAGCCAAAATAAATTTTTCAGTTTGAAAACAAATGCGTATATTTGTATTCCGTTTAGTAACATTTAGGTAAATTTAACCAAAGATCACATAATTATGGAAAATATGAAAAAAGTAGCCGAAGTCTTAGTTGACGCAAAGGCTAAAATTTCCGAATTGATCCCTGATTCACAAGACATTCTTCGCCTTAACTTTGTATCATCTCTTGATACGATGATCAACAGGGCCAATTTTCTTGGCGGCAATGATCTCAATTTTGCTGCTCCTGTTGACTATCCCCCTATCAAGAGGATCGGTAACAAAGAAGTAGTACGCCCTGCAACTGTAAAAGAAGGTGACCTGGAACCAGGAGAAGAAGAAAAGCAAAAATTCCTGGAAAAGGTAGATACCTTGTTAAAAGATCTGCCCGGTCTTGAAAACAAAAAGATCCTTGAATCATATACAACCAAGGAAGACATCCTGGTGATTCGTGGTGCTGCAAAGAAAGTAAAAGTACAGGATTATGCAACCGCACCGGTCGATAACACATTCCTGGAAAACATCCGTAAAGCTGCACTTGCACTTTCTGCAGCTAAAGCTTTTGAAGAAAGTGAGAACGCGAAAGTAAAGTAATGAGAATAACGATAAACGACAAAGACATCGTTATCCCTTCTTCTGTTTCCGAAATCACACTAAAGCAAAAAATCGATTTCTCACTCACTCACGGTAAACAGTTAGAAGAGATGGCGAAATCCATTTTGGCAATGCCGGATGGATATGAAAAGGAATTGGAGATAACCCAGTTCCAATTTGAGCAGATGTTCAAAACATTTGCGTTCTTTACTGGCATTGATGAAAATGTTCTTAAAGAATCAGAGTTCATTGATAAAATAGCTGGGATATACTATTCATCATTAGCCCAATTAAATGCTGATGAAGAAGAAATGATCATACAAACCGAATTTTCCTGGAATGATGAGTTATGGGAAATAGCCCATCCGGAATTAAAACACGGTGATCGCATGACTTTTGGAGAAATGATTGATGCCAAACAGATCATACAAGATATGGTTGAATTAGGCAAAAACCGTTGGGAATGCTTATTACCATTATGTGCTATCTTTTTCAGAAGAAAAGGAGAAGCTTATGATAAATCTTTTTTGTATGAAGGTTCAGATCGATTAAAACTAATGGAAACTTTACCTCTCAATTTTGCCATGCAGGTAGGTTTTTTTTTGATAAGTTCACTGAATTTATTCACACAAATTTCCCAGTCTTCGGACCTTCGAGAATTAAAGGAAGCGGAAGAAATGTTAAAAAGCACTTCGAAACATTCGGATGGATTAATTTCCTGAAATCAATAGCCTCTACAAAAGTCTTTGATATACCGGGCAGTAATCTTAATTCGATTGATTGTGTAAGAATAAGTCCTTGCTTTGATGTATTAGTGTTTGCATCAGAAGACAAGTTGTATAATGAATCTCAAGCACTAGATTACGAAGAACAAACTAAAAAATGAGCAAAGAAAAGACATTTGACGATTTGATGAAGGAAGCCTTATCACAGAATTCTCCTTCATTTCCCCTTGCCCCCGACTTGAGAAAGTTTATGATATGGGCTTTAAATTTTGCATCCCCTATTACACTGGGTATATCGGGATCAGAAATGCAGGTGCTTCACTATAAACTCGAAAATTTCGAGGATCTTAACTGCTATGAATATGCAGTAGCATCTAATAATCTGGAAGCACGTTCTGTATCAGAACTCGAAATTACATGGGATGAATATTTTATTCTCATGAAAAAGCTCGAAGAATACGCAATCCGGTTCAATCAGGATACAATGGATATCCGTAATGCAGTGATTGCCGAAATGGGCAAGAAACACATGCGCAAAGTAAGTAACTGATGAATTGCTATCGGTTCATAGAACAATTATTCCAAGGAGTTCTCGATCAATCGACAACTATAGAGGGTCGTTTTCATATATCCCATAAATATGGTGCCCAGGAAATAAATTTTGATGTTCTATCTGAACTTACTCAAGAAATACCCAATCGTAAATATCCCTTAAGTTTAATGCCTCCTCCTACAGCCAGAAGTGAATACGATGGTACATTAGACGGTGAGTGGGAGCGTTATCGCATAATCATATTCTTTGTTAATGCCTCATTCACACAAGGTATTAACGAAGATACAAAAACTTCAATCTACAAAGTTCCATATGATTGGGATGATATGAAGCAAGTAGCCTTATCATTTAAAGCGCAACTGCATAAAATACAAAAGGCAACTGGAGGCAAAATATTCAGAATACCAAGTAATACTGCTTTAATTTATCCAGTATCTAATGTGGGATTAGATCGTGTGTCAGGTGTTAAGTTTGATTTTGATCTTGATATTTATACTGGATGTAATCCAAGTGCAGATTATCCTACATTTGTAATACCAGAATTATGATAAAGCTTAAACAAGATGAAATGCCTGATGATGTGGCAACAGTTGCACTAATGCAATTGCAAATCCAGGGATTACCAGCGGAAAAGATACAAGCCATGAAAGAGTTTGCACAAAAACTCCGGAAAAACAATCCTCGAATGAAACCTCATCGTTTGCAACGTAAAGTGTGTGAACAATTCCATATTAAATTGGTATGACAGTAGATTTGTTTCCAATAGATATCGCAGAAGAACTGGTAAAACAGATTCCTAAAATGTCAATTCATGATATGAATTGGTTTATAGCAGTATGGAAAGAATATGTTGAACCAGATTTAGATGCATCTTGCGGAATTTGTAAAGAACGTATTTTTAAAAACTTCAAGAATTTACATGGTGCATTGCTTTTACGAATAAAGCAACATAAGTTACTAGAATCAACATGACTATTGAATTAATATATATTGGAGCTGAAAGATTCATTAATCAATTGATTATTGATGAATTTCATGCACAAGGTCACACCTTAACAGGTGAATTCGAAAAGTCATTGTCTGGAAAAACCGATAAAACCAAATATACTGCTACTCACACAGTTAAAGGTTTAAAATATGGGATGATAGTAAATGAAGGTTTACAACCATCTCAAATAAAAGACTCAATGTTACCTGGTCTTGTGAATTATTTTCTTTTAAGAGGATTTTCACAGAAAAAAGCACCAGAATTAGCTCATGCTACATTAAAAAAATGGAAACAAGAAGGAATGAGTACTCAAGCTTCAAAAAGATTCTCAAGCACTGGTGGCAGACAACATTTTATCGAAGCAGCATTTTTGAATCCAGCTATCGATGATTACATGTTGAACACTATAGACTTTGGGATTGATCAAGAATTTTTAAAAACTAAAAATGAGACAATCTAATGGATATAATTGTACAGCCAGTCACAAATGCATTGCTGGTTGCATATAAACCGATTGAATTCAAAGTTCAAATAGACACATCTATTGATGATTGTCCATTGATGTTTTGTGATATATACATTAATGGTATATATTACAAATCACACAGCAAAACTACTCCCTATTCAATAAGTACCGGGTCTAAAGTATTCCAATTCGATATAGAAGATGCTTTGCAAGAATATCTTACAAAGTATATTGCTCCATGTGGTGGTGCAGTAGCATATCAACACCAAAATGGCATGGCATCTGTATATGTAAAATTCCGTGAAACAATAATAAATGGCGATGGTTTCATAGAATCTCCTGAAACCGCACCTATACAAGGAACCTTTGAAACTGCACCTGTAGCCGGAAATGGTTTACAAAGTAATTCTTTTTATATAGTAAATGCTACACTCCAGCAAAAAGAACTTCAAACCTTACCTCAACATCTTAATACCTTCAAACAAGGCACATGGAGTGTTGATAAATACCCCTTAACTCATCGTCTTCCCAGTTGCTTAATAAAATTAGGTCAAAGTGATTTTTATCCCGTTCTGCATACTGAATCATTAGGTGTAATTTGCTATATACTGAATTACAAACTCAAAGGAGATACAGTATATAGTCAAATAAATTCTTGTGACGGTGAAGGAGGTGGAATAAATATCGAATGGCAGTGGAATAAAGATACGAACGAATTCGTAGATCTTACTTCACGCATGAATGGTACATTTTCTTATATTAACTGGGGAGATGGAACCATTGATACATCGTTAACACATACCTATACTGTTGCAGGGAATTATACAGTATGGGTATATAATTCAACAAGTACTCTGCTTGATCTTTCTGAAGTAGTAGATGCATTCTCGCTGGATGTTGTAATAGCATCATTTGCTGCTCCATACTATATTACCGATTTGATTCTCTTTAATAATGGGTTAGGATCATTAACGTTAACGCTAATGAGTGCGCTAACGTATGCTGATTTACATGACAATGAACTAAGTGTATTAGGTACCATACCTACTAACGTGGTATACTTTGATGCTAGCATAAACAAGTTAGATGTGGCAGCTGTAAACCAAGCATTAATAGATCTTGATACAAATGGAAAACTAAATGGCTTTGCAAGTTTCGTAAACCAGATTCCTACAGCTACACCTACAGGTGCAGGAGCAACTGCAAAAGCAAATCTTATTTCAAAAGGTTGGACTGTAAATACTGATTAATATGATAACCTATATACCTTGTGGTCCTAAAAATCTTCTTGGCTTATTTCCTAGTGCAGACTGGGCAAATATGCAGGAGTACTACATCGAAGTACAGGTATCAGAAGCAGTAGTAGCAACCACTACTAAATACATTATCGATGATTGTAAAGAAACAGATGATGTATTGCGTGTACATTTCCTCAATCAATTAGGAACAATAGATGCTATTAACCTAAAAAATATAGGTCAAGTACATGAACCCAGTAGTTCAAAGTATGAAAATTCTATTCCAATGACGTTTTCACGTCAAAAACACCAGATACAACGTAACAATGTAACAGCCAACGATTTGTTTACTGGCTATATGGTAATCCAGGAAGAAGATGTAGACTATTTTGAAGAATTATTTGATAGTCCACTTGCCTGGTTAGAATGGAACAATGAGTATTTACCGATTGTTATTGAAGATACAAAGTTTACTAAGCGTAAAATAGAAGATCGGTATGAGTATGAAACTACTATTGACTTCCGATATTCAAAAGAGAAAATAATCATAAGAAATTGAAACGACTAGAAATACTTATAGGCAATGAGGAAGCTGAAGTAGAAAGCATAAAAGACTTCCCACTTCAGATAAATTATCGTCTTGAAGACAAAGATAATTTTCAGTCTAAAACTGCTGATGCAGCTTATGATGTAACCATACCTTATACAATTAAGAATACAAAAATAGCCAATAACTTTGATAATCCTTCTGTAGAAGATAATACACCAGGTCAAATCCATCGCAATCAAAAATCTTTACAAGTTATAGCTAATGGCCAATCAATACTAGAGGGCAAAGCATTTCTTCAAGGTTCAACCGACAAAGGATATGAATATTCATTTTACGGTGGCAATGGAGACTGGATTGTCGATTTGAAAGGTGCTACTTTGTATGACTTCCTAAAAGATATTACATTTCTGTTCACAAAAGCCAACATGCAAGATTCATGGAACTTTGATGGAACAGACATGACTAAACCATATGTATTTGCTCCTGTTCGTTATAGAGGATTAATGGATGGTATAAACTTAACAGATAACAATGTAGAAACTACTTATCTACGACCTGCTTTAAGTGTATATTACATAATCTGGAAAGCATTTAAATCACTTGGCTATAAAATAAAATCAGATTTTCTTGATTCTGAAGCTTTTCGTCGCCTTACAATGCCATGGACATGGGGTAATTTCCTTGATTCTGATGGAACTAAATTATCAAATCACAGGTTTTTAGCTAAAACGGAAGGAGATGATATATGGTTTGAAGATTTCAGTGGTTTCCCTGATCTTAATGTGATCAATGATTACCATGATGGTGGATTTGATAATAATGATGATTATACATATGTACCATTATCATCTACTCCTCCAGGTTTAAAAGTAATGCGTTGGACCTATAATGCACCAGGATTTGGCAATTTAGAAGCTACTTTTTCCAGTCAAATATATTACAACTGTACATTGGTTGGAAATAATTCATATGTATCGCTTCAAATAGAATGGCAACATATAAGAGAAGTGCCTGGATTTCCTGCAACAGTAATAGCTACAAAATCAGAATTAATATTACAAGAATTCGGTAAAAATTTAGGTCGTAAAGATTTTGTCGCTGTTAAAACTTTGTATGCTACATTCGGTGATCAAGGTAATGCATTTCAACAAGTTCAACCTTTAACCGACCGAATAGAATGTTTTTATATCCTTGATATTCAAAAAGGAACAGGTGTTGGAGCAAGAGCAAATATTGTTCTTAATGAAATGGCTTTTCAAGTCGAATATTTTCGTATACCTTTAGGGGGCACTATATCCTTTGATAACTATACATCATTTAAAAACCATAATTTCTTGGATTTTTTAGGTGGAGTTGCTGATGCATTCGATTTGTCATTTAATACCGATACCAAAAATAAAGTAATTACTATTGAACCTACACATGGAAAAAGTGGAATAGGCGGATATTTCAATGGTAATACTTTAGACTGGACTGATAAAAAGGATATGGGAAGAAAATGGACCATAAATCTGTTTTCTGACTATGAAAGAAATCTATTGTTTAAGTTCAAACCTGATGGTGCAGATGGTATAGTAAAAACTCTACAAGATAGAAATTCAAACTTATTATTTGCAAGTAAGTATGTTTTACCTTCAAGGTTTAAAGCTGAACAGAAAGAAATTACAAACAGGTTTTTCTCAGCAGTAGCACATTGGGTTAATTCTGATTTTAAAGATATAACAGGTATAGCACCTCAATTCATATGTATTATACCTGAAAATATATCTAATACCTCAAACCGAGAAGCTGCAAGTACTTTTGCTCCTAAACTTACTTACTATAAAGGTTTAACTGATGATGTAGGAGGATGGAGATTTGATGGTGAAGAATTCACTAACTTACCTTACATGTTTGCTGTGAATTACAAGCAAAATGGAATGGGAGATCCAGTATTAAGTTATTGTGATGAACGCACAGAAGATGGTTCTATAGTACAAGGCCTTCTCAAGACTTATTATTGGCAACGTTTAGCTATTATGCGTAATGGCCAATATGTTAATAATGCGAGAATGATGCTGAATAACAACGATGTGTCTAGACAAGGCCATCGTGAATACAAAGTAATAGATGGCAACAAATATGAACTAATGGAGATATCTGGATATACTCCATTGAATGATCAATCAACTGTGTGCAGATTCAGAAAATGGGCTCCAATTATACAAGCTGATGCTGATAATACATACCCATCAAGTAATGCTTATCAAGTTCCAGCTATACCTTTATCTAATGAAGACTTAAAATATACGCCTGCAGTTTGTTTGGCGTCTGATATACCAAAATGACCTTTGAAGAAGTAAGACAAGCAATACTTGATGCCTCCTGGAAAGGGGGTATGTGTGAAGAATATCACTCAGTAAAGATTGCGTCTACTTGGCAAGAACTCATTGATGCTACGATAACTCTGTTTATTTATGGCTGGACTAAAGGTATAGTAAATACTACAATACTTGATGAAGTTGATGATACCTTGTTAATGGATAATGGCATATTCTATAACAAGACTGGTGCTATTACATTGCCGCCTGCAAATCCGAAAACCTGGTTCGATGGATTAGATATTTATATAGTAGGTGGTGATCCATCCATTGAATTCACGGGTGTACAGAAAAATCGTTTGATCGTTGTAGAATCAAACCCAACTATAACTGTTAAGGATGATGCGTATTTAACAATAGAGGCCTTCAATTTACAAGGAACTATAAATGCACAAGATAATTCTGTACTTCAAGCTACAATCGAAAACCGAATTGCTAATTCAGTAACAGCTAACATAGATAGTGAGGCTAGTATTTTCTTAGATTACAAAGCAACTTTAACTCTGAATATTGGGAGTGTAGGGAGAGCAAAGTTATTCAGCGAGAAAAATAGTTCAACCACAGTGAATCTCGAATCGTCCGATTTGCGTATATTCGCAATTACATCCGGTAAATCAAGTATAAACTACTATGTCCCATGACAATAGATTTTACTAAAGTCGGTCAAATGGCCAAAGTAACTTTAACAGGTTCTGATCAGGTTACAAATCGAATCTGCCATCGAAGTATAACAGAAATTGATTTCAACAGAAAAGATAATAATATTATAGGAATCGAAGTAGATCGAATGGGAGGATTCGATGTTCCCATAAATGATCTGACCTTTGAAGGTAATCCAATTACCATTGATCAATTGGATGCGGCGATTGAAGCGCTTTTTCCTAACGCTGGAGGGTCAGCGTCACCAACCTTAACTGAAGAAATTACTTTAACAGGAGATGGTAGTTTTACAATGAATAACAAAAAGAAATTATTATCTATTGCTGTAAAGAATAATTCATCAGAATTAATGAATCTACAATTTACAGCTACAGATATGGAGCAAGTAGATTTAGAAGTTCCAGTAGATGGTAATGCTGATGTTTTAATAAATAAAACTTTTTGGGCTCTTACTACTGTGAATGTGTTAGGTGTTACAGGATCAATAACATTATTAATTTCAAGAATATGAAAAAACTGTTTTTCTTTTTTATGCTTATTCCTTTTTTAGGATTAGCTCAATCAACTAATGTAGTTGGAACTAATGTAGTTGCAAATCAAAGTCTTACTTTACACGGAGTAAAAATATCAGATATCCAAAGAGATTCAATGCTTCGTGATTCTTTCAAAGTACCAACCAGCAAAGCTGTTTATGATTTTGTTCGTGGAAGAATCAATTCATTAGATAGCAATAAATGGGGACTAACCGGAAATACTATTTCATCAGGATATTATATCGGTACCAATAATGATCAAGATTTAGTCTTTAAAAGAAATGGTGTAGAAGGATTGAGGTTAGTTAATCGAGAAATACAAACGCCAAAAATCTACTTGAACGGTGGATATAATGATTCTAGTGCAATTATCTATGCTGATCATCCAGGATATGGAAAAATCCCCTTTATTCATACATTCCAAAAATCAGGAACAGATGGTGATAATTTGTTCTTTGGTCTTGTTTCTGGTAATAGAACAATGACTGGTAGTGCTGGTATTCAAGGATCATATAATCTTGGTATTGGTTCTGGCGTATTATCAAACAACACTACAGGATACAGGAATACCGGTATTGGAATTTATGCTCTTCAAAATAATACATCAGGACAAGGCAATACTGCAACAGGACAAAATTCTTTGACAACTAATACTTCAGGTGAAAGAAATGTAGCAACTGGAATGAGGTCTATGGCTCTTAATACATCCGGCTTTGCAAATGTAGCGGTTGGTTTTGATGCTTTGTTTGGCAATACGACAGCAGACCATAATACAGCAGTAGGTCTTGATGCATTATATTATTCTAATGGAAGTCATAATACTGCTGTAGGTGATTCAACACTTTGGGGAATATACAATACCCAAAAACATATGGGATATAAAAATACTGCTATTGGCAGCAGGGCAGGATTTCATTTAGGTAATACTTATTCTAATTATGCTTCAATTTTTGATACAGCCGTTACATTTATTGGAGCTAATTCATCCAGAGATAGCAGCATACCATATACAACTTCATTGCAAAATTCAACCGCTATAGGGTATAATGCAAGAATATTTGCTAGTAATCAGATCTCTTTAGGTGATGAGAATATAACCACCACTCTTTTAAGAGGCAATGTAGGTATTAACACAAGAACTCCTGATTCTGCTTTAACTGTAACTACAGGTATATGGGGAAAACGAGGAGTAAGATTTTCCGATTTACCGACTACTGCACAAGCTCGTATAGCAATGTTTGATGCTACAGGAAATTTATATTCAGTAGATACGACAGGATTAATGAGCGGAGGCGGAGGTGGTTCCCAAGATTTACAATCTGTAACAGATCTCGGTAATACTACAACCAATGATATCCAGCTTAATGATGGCGCATTAGATTATACTATTATAGGAACTGATGCTGGAACAGGTTATTTCAGATTCCGTTCTTCCACCAATTATATTGATGCCATATTCGCAAATAACTTCCTGTCATCTGCTAGGACATATACATTGCCTAATAATAGTGGAACTTTAACATTAGGTACTGGTACTTCTAATGAACTTACGTATTGGAGTGGAACTAATACAGTATCTACATTAAGTACTGCAACCTATCCATCTCTTACCGAATTGTCGTATGTAAAAGGAGTAACATCAGCTATCCAATCACAAATAGACAACAAACAACCTCTTGATGCTGATCTTACTACGATTGCAGGACTTACTGCTACTACTGATAATTTCATCGTATCTGTGGCTTCTGCATGGGCTTCAAGGACACCATCTCAAGTTCGAACAACATTAGGTCTTGGTACATTTGCTTTGAAGAACCTCAATGATAATATTGATGTTACAGGATCTTGGAACTTTAGAAATGCCGGTGGAATAGGTATTGGAACAGTAGGACATACTGGTTCTTTTTATCCTGGTGGGTTAACAACAGATCAATCATATGATTTACCTAATCAAAGTGGTACTTTAGCTCTTACTACTGATATATCCGCATATATTGCAGTTGCTATATCGGGTACAACAAATGAGATTGCATACTTTAATACAGACAATACCGTAGCTTCACTAAGTACCGCAACCTATCCATCTCTTACCGAATTGTCTTACGTAAAAGGAGCAACATCTTCTATTCAAACCCAACTCTCAAATAAACAGCCTCTTGATGCTGATCTTACCACGTGGGCAGGTATTACTCCATCAGCTAATATACAGTCTTTTTTAGGTGCAGCAGATTATGCTGCGATGCGTACGCAATTAGGCCTTGTGATTGGTACCAATGTGCAAGCATATGATGCTGATCTTACTACGTATGCAGGTATAACTCCTTCATCTAATGTACAATCCCTTCTAGGCGCAGCAGATTATGCTGCGATGCGTACGCAATTAGGCCTTGTGATTGGTACCAATGTGCAAGCATATGATGCTGATCTTACTACGTGGGCAAGTATTACTCCGTCAGCTAATATTCAATCTTTTAACTCTGCTGCAAACTATGCTGCAGCTCGAGTATTGCTGCTTCCTTCTCTTACAGGAAATTCATTGAAAACATTAAGAGTAAATGCCAGTGAAACAGATGTAGAATGGGCTGCAGGAGGATCAGGAGATATGGTATTAGCGAGCAGTCAATCAGTCACAGGATTAAAAACATTTGATAAGGATAAATTTGCAATGAAAGGTACATCTACTGGTGTAACTGTATTATCTACTGCAAATACATCAGCAACTGATTATACTGTAACGTGGCCTGCTGCTAATGTAACTTCATCGAATTTCACTGATCTCATAAATGCAACAAGTGCAAGTACAGCATCTACATTAACTAAACGAGATGCTAATGGTAATACATCAGTTAAAAACATTGTTGATTCTTATACATCAACTGCAACAGCTGCAGGTACAACAACCTTAACAGTAAGCAGTACTTTTTATCAAAACTTTTCAGGAACTTCTACGCAAACAGTAACATTACCTGATGCTACTACACTTACTAATGGACATCAGTTCTATATCGATGACGCAAGTACAGGCAATATAACCATAAACAAAAATGGCGGTACCTTATTACAGACTCTTCCAGCATCAAGATATGCAATAGTAACCTTAACTGATAACAGTACATCAGCTGGTACATGGACTGTTCAATTATCTACGCCACCTACTGAGTTCATACGTCAAAGTAGCACATATACATTATCGAATACGACAAACGTTCAAAAGCTTTTCAATGCTTCAACTAATGGAGCGCTAACGGTTAAGGCTACAACTACATACAACTTTGAAGGAGTGATTAACATAAGTGGCATGTCAGGTACGAGTGGTAACATGAAATTTGATATACTTGGTGCTGGTACTGCTACTTTAACGTCTGCTGGTTGGTGTGCAATAGGACTTGATAATACTACAGTAGGTACAGCAGCAGCAAATGGTGGTAGTTATACTGCTACTAAAGTGAGTTCAGGTAATATAGTAACAGCAGGTGCAGGTACGGCGGTTTATGCTTATGTCAAAGGAACTTTCACAGTAAATGCTGGAGGCACAATTATTCCTAGTGTTGGTTTAACAACAGCTGTAGGTACAGCAGCTGTAGGTGTTAATACATGGATATCTGTAACAGAAATATTGCCAGGTGGCACAAATTATACTTCAGGATGGAACTAAAAAAATCAATCATAATATTACTCGCGTGCGCGCACGTATGTGCGTACGGACAACGAGCCAAGGCCACTAATAATAGCATAGTACGACAACCCACTAGAACTTATGCAACATGGAATGCAAACGATAAATCAGCTAATATTACTTTAAGTAATGGTAATTTAACTGCTCAATCTACAAATGCTGCAACAGATTATCAAGTTCATAGTACATTACTTATAGATAATGATAAAGTATACATTGAAACTCAATTTGTAAGAAATAATCCGACTGATCCTTTTTTCGTCATAATCGGATTGTCAACAAGAACTGAAAATATAAATGCTCATACAGGAGCAACAAACGGAGTATGCATAACCACTGATGGCAATTATTACATAAATGGAAGTTTTACCAATTCAGGCTGGGGAGCATTTACTGATGGAGATATAGTAGGAGTTGAGGTAGATTTAACAGGTGGAGCAGGAGCAGGAATCATTAAAATATATAAGAATGATGTACTTTTAGGAACTATATCAAGTACATTAACAGGTCCATATTGGTTTGGTACAGGTACTTATCAAACTCTTGGTACAAGTACTACTAACTTTGGAGCTACTCCTTTTACCTATACAGGACATACAACATATAAACAAGGACTTTACGTAAATTAAAAGCAAACAGATGAAAAAGACAATCATGATCACTTTCACAATGTTAAGTTTAACTTGTGCAGCACAGCAAAAACAAACAAATGATACGACTTACTTTTTAGCAGGTAAGATCACATCATTTCAACTGCTTTATACAGCAATTGCAAATCCCGATGATGTAACTACTAACCAGAAGAAAAAACTTCTCGATTGGTTAGATCGAGGATTACAAGCTATTCCCGCTGATTCAATATCAACAAAGAAGAAAAAACCGTGAATCGACTTGCAGAAGCCATACAAAAATTGTTAGGTCATGCAATTACAATGACAAAAGATCCTGTAATAGCTCGTGAGTTATTACAGGATCTTGCTGTTAAAGTATTTACTCGTCCTGAATATTATATGGACAAATCAGATGAAGATTTAGGACGGTTATTGTATTTTAATATGCGCAATATCTATATAGATAAATTGCGTTGGGAAAAAAGAAATTTAATTTTAGAACTTCCTACAAATTATTGTACAAAAACTATAGAAAATGATGCGTGGAATAACTTACGTAAAAAAGAAGTTATGAATGCTTTACATGCATTAGGATCAGAAAAACAGAAACTTTGTTTTCGTCTTCGTTTAGAAGGCCATGCAACTGAAGATATTATAGATTATGTACCGTGGAAAACTAATGACGTAAATCAACATTTACATAAAGGTAAAAAACATATAAGAAAATACTTGCAATTATGAAATATTTACTCATCATAATGTTAATAATAAGTAAATCGGTTTCAGCACAAATTGATACTACTAAACTTGATACTGTAGCAGTATACATTTATTACTTTGATACTACACAGTATTATGATTATTACAATGCAAATGGAGTTCCAGCTTGGAAAAAAGTAAAAGGATTTGATTCTGCACTTATTCCACCAGGTGGTTGGGCAATTGCAACAGGATACGTAGATCCTTATAGTTACATTGTAAATGGGTTTGCTATTATTCGTTGGAAAACTGATGGTAGGTTTGGTGAATTTACTGGTTGGTTAGATATCAATAAAAGAAAATTCCCTAAAACTCGGTGGGTTCATCCTATTTTCTTACAGCGTAAAAAGTGACAATATGGCTAATCGAAATCAGGTTACTAAAATTTATGAACTCAAGACTCTCGGGTATGATGAGGTAATTCGTCAACTCACGTCTGTTGAGGCCAAATTTAAAAGTATCACTGAACTTAAAAAGAAACTGAATGAACAGAAAATAAGCACTTCTGATGCTGATGCTTTAATCAAAATAAACGAAGAACTTACTAAAGCAGAAGTACGTACAAAAGAACTTCGTCTCCAAAAAATCCAATTAACCAATGAATCAAAAGCATTACAAAATGCTACTTTAGCTGAAACAAATGCTTTAAAGGCAAAGACTTCTGCAATACAAGCCCAATCAGGCAGTTACAATGATTTGCTCCGTCAGCAGAAAGAATTATATGCCATACTGAAAAATACAGCTCCAGGTAATTCTCTCACATTCCAAGGCCAGATACTTTCATTTGATCAAGCCATATTGAAGTATCGTGAACTTGCTGCAGCTGAACAAGCATTCAGACGTCAGTTTCAAGCAGATGCAGTGCTTATAGGAGAGTATACTAGAGGCATTGTCAATGCATTTCGTCAACTTGGATTAGGTGACCTGATTGGCGCACAGGCAGAAAAAGCAGCTGCAAGATTGCGTGCATTAGATAGTGAATTTGAGAGACTCAAAAGTGAATTGGTATCATTACGGGCAGCAGGTAAACCATTTGATGAAATTGAAGCTAAACTTATTGCTAACAGGAATGAAGCTGCTCAACTTAATTCCCAGTTGCAAATACTGCGAACATCATTAAACAATACAGGCAATATCGGTAACCAGATAACAACCGGTTTGGCTAACGGATTTAATAGCCTGAAGAATAACATAAGGCAATTTCTCGTAATCTATTTAGGTTTTTATGCTGCATTTAATCAGATTCGCAAGGCTGTACATGTTAATGCAGAATTAAGTGATTCTTTTGCTGATTTACAAATCCGTATTAAAGGATCTGAAGAAGATGTGCAAAAATTATTCGAGCAATTAAAGAAACTTGATACAAGAACTTCACTTACTGCACTTGTAGATATATCGAATATTGTTGCAAAGAAAGGTGTAGCAAAAGAAGAGATAGTAGGAATAACTCAAGCTCTTGATCAACTGTTTGTTCTGCTTGGAAAAGAAATAGGTCAACCAGAAGAAGCTACTGCATCTATTGTAAAACTTATCTCAATCTTCAATAAGGATGGAAAGGTAACAGCAGACAGAGTTCGTGAGATTGGTACCGAGATGTTCAAGCTTACAACTAATGGTGTAGCTACTGGTGCATTCCTTATCGACTTTGCTGAACGCGTGGGTGCGGTTCGTGGTATTACCGGATTGACTCTTCCTAATATTCTTGGTCTTGGTGCAGCACTTGAACAACTTGGTCAAAAACGAGAAGTAGCTGGTACTGCTGCTATTCAACTTGTTACAAAGATATTTTCTGATGTAGAAAAATTTTCTAAAGCAGCAAAATTATCTGTCGAAGACTTCCGGAAACTGTTAGAAAAAAATCCCTTTGAAGCCCTTGTTGCTGTAGCACAAGGTTTATCAGATTTATCAGATACTCAAATTGCTGAAAACTTTGAAGAGATAGTAAAAGCATTCGATGAAGTACAAGTACGTGGTGTACGTATCAAAGCTGTACTTGGTGAAATTGCTACAAATGGAAAATTGGTTCAAGAAAAAATGGACCTTGCAAAAGTTTCTACAAGTGATTATGCTACTGCATTAGAAGGTTCAAGATTAAAACAAGAAACCTTTGCTGCTTCTCTTGATCGCATCAAGAAACAATTCGAAGTACTGGCAACAAGTACTGCAGTACGTACCACATTCGCTTTAATAGCGGCTGCTATATCGGGTCTGATAGGCATAATACCGACCCTTCTAACATTACTCGGCTTATTGGCTGTTGCCTGGACAGTACAGAATGCACAGATGCTACTACTTCGTGGACAGGTGATACTATATAACCTGGCTATAGGAGCTTTGTATATCACTCAAGGAGCCTTGTATATATTGCAAGGACTTTATATAGTAGGTATGTATGCCTTACAGGCTGCCATGTTTGTAGCTACTAATGCAGTAAGATTATTCAATATTGCCTTATTGGCTACACCATTAGGATGGATATTGGCAGCTGTTGCAGCTATAGCCTCCATATATACGGCATTCGGCCAAAAACTTGATGGAGCAACAGATAAAACTAAGAAACTCACACAAGCCCAAAAAGATTCCATTCGTCAACTTGAAATAGAGCGTGAAATAAGGGCTAAAGCTACAGAAGCAATAGGCGAACATATAGCAAAACTAGAAGAACTTGTACGTGTAGTATTAAGTGAAAAAGTGTCATATGATACTTCTCGAGCTGCTTTGCAGAAATTAATCGAAATGCATGCTGAATTTAGTGGAGCACTGAAAGGTAATGCAATAGATGCAGAAGCGCTGAAGAAAATACTGGGTGAAGTTAAAGATCAAATCCAAATAAATGCTAATGCTGAAGCAGCTAGTAAATTGAGTGCACAATATTATCAAGACTATATTAAGGTGGTTTCTTTACGTCAACGTATAGAAGCTTTCTTAGTAAATCCTTCACAAAAAGCTTTCAGAGAATTATTCAATAAATTAACCCAGGAAGAAAAAGATTTAGCCTTTACACAAAGAAGTGAAGCAGGTTTGAGTGATGCATCATACAGTGCTGATCTTAATGCAATAAAAGCAGAAGAGGCAAAGAGGTTAAAAGATTATGAGGATTATGCTACTGCATCAGCAAATGCTCAAGCAAAATTGATAGGTATACAAAAGAAAGTAGAAGATAAACGTAAACAATTAGAAACCTTATCTGTAGAACAACAAAGATTATTTGCACTTAAAAATCCTCAATCAATTGAAGAACTTACTGCCTTGATTCAAGGTATTGATAAGGAACGTGATAAACTTAAAGAAGGAGATCCCAAACTTGTAGAACTTGCACGTCTTCGTGATATATTCCAAGCACGTCTTGATGCATTAAACAATAAGAAACTCAAAACAGAAAAATATTATGGAGCCAGATTAACAGGTGAGGATAAAGATGCCCTTGCTGAAATTGAAGCACGCACTCGTACCGAATTGTCTATCGAAGAACGTAGATATGCAGGATTATTGCTTCTTGTACGTCAATATCATGATGCAACATATGCAGATGAAATAGAGTATACTACCAATATTAAGAATATTCAGGAGAAAGGATTAAAAGAAAAGATCGCTTATCTTGAATCTAAAGACAAATTAAATGCAAAAGAAAAAGAACAATTAGCTAAGTTTCGGGAAGATCTTGCAAAAACCGAATTGAAATATGTTCAAGATATAGACAAGATCAATGAACGCGAATTTAATAAGCAAGAGACCAAGTTGAAAAAACAACTTGATGCACAAATTGCAATAATAGAGGAAAATCAGCAACGGTTAGAAGCTGATCCAAATGTTTCTGAAGAAGCTAAAGCAAGAGCTCAACAAGAAGCACACGAACAAATATTAAAAGCAACAAAAGCATATTATCTTCAGTTATTGGCTTTAGCTGAAAAATATGGAGTAAGTGACTTGAATCTTGAAGAGAAAATACAAAAAGCCTTATCAGATCTCAAGAAAAAAGGTCTTAAGGACGAACTTGAAATAACAGAAGCCATATATAAAGATATAGAACGTGCAGGCGAAAAGCACGTTGAACAAGTTAAAGCAACATATGCTTTAAAAGTTCAAGCAATTCTTGAATCTAATAAAGCATTCTATCAAAAACAAAAAGAGATTGAAGGATTAGATCGTCAGCAACAATTGCTTCTTGATACTGTTGCAGTGGCAACTGCTAAAATACGTCTTGAACAAGCTAAAGTCGATTATGCAAAAGGTAAGATAACTGCAGAAGAACTTGCAAAAGCTACTACAAACCTTGCTAATGCTTTAAGGAAACTTGCACAGGATGCTGAAAATGTACCATCAGCTATTGAAAATATAGAACAAGGTTTTGATGGTCTTGCAAAGACACTTGGACGTTTTGTCAAATTACCTGCTGAACAAGGTCAACTTTTGAAAGAAGGTATTTTAGCTACTTTTAAAATAGCTGAAACTGCACTGAACAACTTCTTTGAGAGAGAATACAGACTTATACAAAGAAGTCTGGACATAAATAAAAAGCGTCTGGACATCGAAAAACAACAACGTCTTGATCGTGCTCAATCACGTGCAGAAGAATTATCTATACAAAAACAGTATGATGAAAAACAACACGAGCTTGAGAAAGTCGCCTTTGAACGAAACAAACGCCTTCAGATAAGCCAATTATCAATTAACTATGCAGTTCAGTTATCGAATATTGCTCTGGCTGCTGCTCAAAATCCTACCAATGCTTATACTTATGGTGCAGCAGGTGTGGCACAGTATGCAGTTCAGGCCGCATTGGCAACTGCCTTGTATTTACTGAACTTAAGCAATATCAGTAGTCAACAGTTTGCACAGGGTGGTACACTCGGTGGACCAGTAGGCGGTAAGAAACATTCTCAAGGTGGTAACAAATTCTTATTCCATGGACGTGTGTATGAAGATGAGGTAGGAGAAATGAACATTGTCCGCATGCAGAATGTTAATCCAGGAATTGTGTATACACTCCAAGGAACACATACACAAATAGCATCTGCGCTAAATGTACTTGGTGGTGGACGGGAGTTTGCTCCAGGAGGTAAAAGATTTGAAGCCGGTGGGGTATTAGGGACTCGCTATACAGCTCCGACCTACATACCTTCATCTACTGGTCCGGGTAATTACGAATTGATGAGAGTGATCACAGATTTAGCAAATGAACAATCAGCTCGGATAGATAGGTTGGAAGTATATCAGGTTACAAGTACTGTGACTGATGCACAGAAAAAACAAGTAAAACAGAATTCAATTGGCTCCTTCTAATTTAGATGATAAGATACAACAACTTGCGATAACCAATTTCGCACAGTTCTTAGTGCTTATAGGGCATGATGCCTTACAGGCAGCAAAAGCCCGTATGCTTAGAGCAGAAGGAAAAAGCTATCAGCAAATAGCTTTGAAATTAGGAATGACAATACAACAAGTAAGAACAGCTGTTAAAAATGAACAGGGTTCTTTATCAAAGTTGAATTTTGAATCAAATAAATAAATAAGTTTGCATCATGAAAACACCACTTCAAGTTTTTACCTTCTCGATACAGAATAAAGGCAACCGCACGGTTGACGTATTCATCGATGGTCAAATAGTGGATGCTTCAACTCAGTCAATCCTCAAAGCCTGGTTCGGAGATGAAACTTCTGTTTCTTACAAATCGTTCCGCGATGCATTATCCAAAGAGGACGCAGACATTTTCAATGTATATATCAATTCACCGGGTGGCGTAGTAACAGATGCAATGGCAATTCATGATCTTTTGGTTCAAATGCAAACCGAAGGAAAAACTGTCAATACCATCGGTCGTGGTTTAGTTGCTTCTTCTGCTACATTGATTTTGCTTGCAGGCAATGAGCCTCAAATGACTGAAAACAGTATGTTTATGATTCACAATGTTTCTGGTGGAGCATATGGTACTGTTGATCAGATAGAAAGCTATGCTGCTGCAATGCGTAAGTTCAATAACCGTATCACTGATCTTTATAGCGAAAAAACTGGTGCAAAGAAAACTGAGATATCAGACTGGATGAATACGGAAACTTGGTATACTGCTCAAGAAGCACTTGACAAAGGATTTATCGCCAAGAAAACTGCAAAGGCTGATTTCAAAAATTCATTTGAACCAGAATACTGGCCATTTAATAACATGGCATTCCTCAATCAATACAATGATTCTATCACCAAAGAAGAAAAGATCGATATGAAAAAATTATTTTCTGACCTGACAGCCAATATCATGGCAGCAATCAAAGGCATCAAATTTGAAGCTCCTGCTGCAAATGCAACACCGGAACAGCAACACCAGGCACTGATGAACAGTATCGCGACTGCAATGCAAGCTCCATTTGATACTTTCCAGGCATCAGTTGAAACTGAAATCAGCAATGCAGTTTCTACTGCTGTAGAGACAGCAGTTTCTGATCTGAAAGAAACAGTGTCCGGTCTGGAAACAGAAATCGAAAACATGAAGGGCGATGGTTCTAAACCCCGGCATGAAAAAGGTGAAACTCCGATCGGATCATTCAAGACCGCAAAATAATTCAAATAACCTGTAAAAAATAATACAATGGTAATCGATAACACAAACCTCCTGAATCTTTGCCGCGATTGTGGTGCTGGAAGCTTCGTACCGCGACTCAACTATGAGTATGATGCTGCTGCAAAAACCGTTACAGTGACCGATGCTTCCACCTATAATGCCGGTTACGACCTGGTCATTATCAAAGTGAAAGTACATGATTTCTTCGGAAATGAAGTACGCGGAAAGATCGAAGCAGCTGCCGGTAACGTGGAAATCGACATCTCGTCCCTGAACACATCGAAACCATTGTCAATCACCGCCGTGATTTCAACAGAAGACCATATCGCCGCTGATGGTTCCGCATCCGGATACCTGGCAACAAATGGCAGCCTGGCATTCTTCGATGTGCAGAAAAATGCATGATCCTGAATGCAACAACATTCATAACCCCGTTTAAACCAATAGAAATGAAATTCTTAGTAACACTTCTGCTTTTGACCTTCACATTTACCGCCAGTGCACAATTCATCAAGCGTGCTCCTGCAACAAAAGACAGCGCCGTGAATGCCCAAACCAAGTATCTCACTTTCGATGTAGCATCGAGAGGCATTACAGGAATCGAATTGACCTGGATCAAATCGTCCGGCTTTGCAAAAGGTACAGCAGTGATCCAAAGGCGTATAGATACACTATCTGCTTCTTCTACTGGCGCCTGGGTAACTACTGGAAGTACATTCACCTTCACAAATGGGACTGATGAATCTTATATTTGGCCTATTACTGTGAATGATGGCTACCGGTGGAGGATTAAGGTAGTAACTGTTGATTCGACGCAGAAATTGTATCTGCATGGTGCGATGCTAAGACAGTAGCCGGCATGAGACAGCAACCACAATCATAAAACTTTAAAAAATAAACACCCATGTTTCAGACCTTTCAAATATCCGCCCAGTCCTTTTATGAGGCTATCATTGCTCCGCATTTTGCTGATCAGGCGACTGATGCAATGAGTTTCAACGGGACACTGAGTGAGTTCACGGTTATGCCGAATGTGACCAGCTCACGACCCATCATCGACATCCGCCGTGTACAAAACATCATGCAGCGCCGGGATGCAAGCTGTGACATCAACTACAAAAAGCTGATGAGCACTTCCACCAGGAAGATCTCAGTGGAAGAAGTTTATGGTGCAGTTAAGTTTTGTCGTAACGAATTCTACCAGGGATGTTTGAAAGACTGGAGAAACAACGATCCGCTTTTCGGCAACAAAATCCTGCCTTATTTCAAGGCCGCGATGAACATCGATCTGACAACCAATGCTTACTTCGGTGATGTAGACCGCGATGCTGCTGCAAATGCCCAGTTCTCAACTGATGTATTCGATGGCGTATTCAAATGGCTCGATCGCTATATCGACAGTTCTGTTATCCCTGCCGGCCAAACAATTACGATCGCAGATGGTACAAACTACGGTACCACTCCTTCTGCCGCTTTCACATTGATCAAATCAATGTATGATAAAATGCCTGACCTGATGAGAACCTATATGACAAGTCAACTGGCATTCTATGTATCGCCTGAAATCGCCCGCGGTTACGAAGACTACCTGATCGCAACTGGTGCCGGCAATACTGCCTATACGAAAGATGTGATGACTGGTATCCCTGTTCTGAAATACAAAGACATCGCCATCCTGCCTGAACCGCTGTGGACCCCGGTTATCACTGAAATGAAAGGAGCTGCCGGATACGCTGCAGTGCTGACCATTCGCGGTAACTTCGTGTTCGCTACCGACAAAGAATACGGCGAGGGAGAAGATGGTAAAACCGCATTGGAAGTGTGGTATGACTGGGAAGAAATGACCTGGAAATATCGCCTGTTCCTGAAAGCTGGTACACAGGTTGCCCTGCCGGAATTCACCGTGGTTGCCAAATCTACCTGGTAATAACAAACCGAAATCTACCTGGTAATAACAAACCGAAATAACATTTTAACCACATAAATCTCAAACAATGATTTGCATAACCTTATCAGCTTATTCTCGCCAGTGCGGACCGGTAACAGGTGGTGTAAGTGACATCGCGGTATTTGATCCCAACGATTTCAATTTCACACAAGCCGGAGCGATCAACGGTGTTGCCCAACCGTATACTGCTGTGACTCGCAGGGCAGGAGCTGTTGGTGTTGGCGGCACAGCAGCTACTGGTACCGCTACCATTACGAATGTTGGTGCCGATGGAAACATCATCCGTATTTATGCCCCGATTGCATTAGGTGGCATACTGCTTGGTGAATTCGCCAAGACCGCGACTGAAAGCACTGTGACCCTGTTGGCTGCTGCCCTGAAAGCTGAAATCAATCTGCTCACCAGTACACATGGGTATTCTGCTGACAACGTGGCAGGAGTATTGACTATCACTGCTCCTTTGTGGGTAGGCGCAGCGATCAATACCCTCGAACTGCTGGTCGAAGAAACAGGCACGATCGTAGCTACCAGCACTGCAGCATTCAGTGGTGGTGTCAACGGCACAAACGGTAAGGTATACCTGATCAATTTCCAATACGAAGAAGCTGAATGGAGCTGGAAACAATCTGTAAAAGGCTGTTCTACCAAATATGAGCATACCTTTGCATTCCAGTTGCCGGAAAACAGCCAGGCACTCACCACCTTCCTCCAGGCACTCGACGCTGCATCATGTTGCTGCGGTCTGGGTATGATCATCCGGTTGAATGGCGGTCGGATCTTCGTATGTGGCGAGAAATATGTAAACGGTGAATCAATCGCCCGGTTTAAAGTAACCCAAAACGGTTCATCTGGAACATCCGGAAAACTTTACGATGACTTCAATGGTGGTAACCTGACCCTGATCGGGAACTACTCCAGAAACCTGTATGAATTCACAGGTGACTGGGCAGACATTGAGGCATTGATGTAATACTGCCTAGCCTTCCCCCCCCTCCGTACCATGAAAAGCTCGGCCCAGTAAAACGGGTCGGGCTTTTTCGGTCGAGATGATTAAGATCAAGAAACAATATGAAAATCATTTTATCGGGTTTAAAGGAGCAAAAGGCCGACCTCTTGGCCAGCTCGATCAAGACAGTTTAGAGACACTTGCAAAGATAGCTTTATCAGCTAATGACAAATCTGTTCTTGATGTATTCGATGGTCCTTTGCCTTCTTTAACTGATTTGAAAAAAGCTAAACTATTGCAAAGTGCCCCAAAAACCAAAGAAGCCGATAAAGTTAGCTCCAAAAACGACCTCAAAGAAGGAAGCAGTAACAGCAAAAGTTGAGTTATCTGCAGCCACTCCTATTCCTTTCGAAGGCGGGTCAATGTTTAGCTATGTGCAGATGGCTAAATACTTACCGTTTCTCAGTCCCTCTAATAATTACGCTCAAACTCTCCTCGAAGCCCGCCTTCTGTCTGTAACTCACAATGCCTGTGTAACTACTAAAAAGGACTATTGTGCAGGATCTGGTTTTCAAAAGAAAGATGGTGGTGAACTTTCTAAATCCATGAGATCCTGGTTAAAATCTTTAAACCTAGATGATCAAAGCGTAACCACTATTAATCAAAAGATATTCGAAGATAAGTTTACGTATGGCAATGTGCCTATTGAACTGGTACGTTATACTGTAGGTAATAAAAGGCACTTATCAGTATACGTACACAATCTCTTAGAATGGAGGTTAGGGGAACCTGATGAGAATGATCGCGTGCATTATGCTATACAGTCTAAACTATTCAATAAAACACAAGTAGTATGGACTGATAAGGATTACGAAATGGCAAGAAAATTGCCGTTATACAATAGCAGGAATAAAGACACTTCGAAACCCGAACCTACTAAAGGGTATAACTGGGTAAAAGACGAGTACGGTAGCGAACGCACGCTAATCTGGTATAAACAAGATACTACAGGATTCAAACATTACGGATTGCCATCTGCTGTTTCAGCGCTAATATACGAAGTGCTCGAATTCAAAGGAGCACGGTTCAATCTCGATAACTTTGATAACAATATGGTTGTCAGTGCTATCCTCACACTGAAAGGCAGCGTAACTCAAGGTGAAGCAAATCGAGTTGCAAAAGAAACCATCAAAACTCATACAGGGGATGGTAAACGTGGTCGTGTTATGGTTGTGGCAAGTGAGCAAGGAGTAGATGGTTCTGATCTGCATAATCTTGATACCCATAAAGAAGGTTCATTCAAAGATTCTGATATACTGTGGTCTGAAAAGATCATATTGGCAAATCAATGGGATGCCATACTTGCTGGTATCATTTCCCCTTCTAGTTTAGGTAAGGGATCCGCTTATTTGACTAAACTTCTTGAGATCAAGAAGCTTACTGTCATTAAACCTGCACAAGATGATTTGATGGAAAAAGTATGGTCAAAGATATTTGCAGTTGCAAAGAAATGGCTTAACTTTTCTGATGATATTGAGAATATTGAAATTGCATCTCATCTTGATATATCAGGTCTTACTGACGTGGATATCACTCCAGTAGTAACGGTCGATGAAGTTCGTCAAGCACGTGGTATGACTAAACTACCTGACAAAAAGAAAGGTAGTATGCTGCTCGGTGAACTCGGAAATGAGCAGAAGAAAGGTGTTTATGTAAAAGATACTAAAAAAGCTGATAATAATGTATAAGCTTAACAAATTGGAACGAGGTGTACTCATCACAGTAGATGAAGTACTGTTCCATGCACCCACTAAGCATCAGCTTGATGCTCGTATGATTGAATCATCAATCATTGTGGCTGAAGAACGCTTCATACGAGTAGAATTAGGGTCTGCCATGTATGATTACATAGTTGATCACAAGAATGTAACTGTTACAGCTGGTAATATTGCTGCGCTTGAAACAGCATCCGGACTTGATCTTAATGAAGGCGATGTGTTGAATGCTGTAGAGCAACTCAATCCATCTTATCAAGCTCTTTGGAAAACTCATTTGTGGAAGATAGTAGCTGAGTGTGTTATCATATCAGCTTATCCTGAAGGATTTGTCCAATTCGGATCTGAAGGAACAATGCATAATAGTCCTCCAGCTGGTTTGATGGTTACATCTGGTCAAGTAGTTCCTTTACTTTCATCCATGAAATGGGTAATCGATAAAAAGATACAAGACCGCGTGTCTCCTTTGTTTAACTCAATGCATGATTATATCTGTAAGAATAAGTCTGCTAATGGGTATGATATGTATCAAAAAACCTGCCCTGAAATCGACTGTAAAGGCAATTCAACTGAAAGACCTAAATTTACAGGAATTGTGACAGGGATATACGATGACGATGAATAAGATACTTGCCATTTTTGAGGGTTGGTATAAAGCAATGACTGGTGTTAAATCTACCCAGTCTGAAGAACGTATGGCAGTATGCAAAGAATGCCCAGAAGCTGTAGAAAGAAGAGTTCTATCAATATTTAATGGCAAAGATGTTTACGAAGATTGTTTACAATGTACTGTTTGCAAATGTCCTTGCCTTCAAAAAAGTCTTGTTTCATCAGAAAAATGCCCATTAGGGAAATGGTAATGCAAAATGCAGGATCTACTCTCATAAATGAATCTGTAAAATACGGTTTAGCTTTTCTTGTAATGGCTGTAACCATTATTGGACTTTGCTTTGCTATTTCAGCAATGTGGAGAAATCAAAACAAAAGAGAACAAGAATTACAGGAATTATTAAGAGAATCAATAAAAGCTTTCGAAGAAATGAAATCAACCATAAACATATTAATCAATAAATTATGAAATCAGGAAGATTTAAACTTGGTTGGAAAGATGCAGTCAATGCAATCATCATGATTGTTATTGCTAATCTGCTCATGGGCATTATGTCTGCTGCTCAAGACAAACTGCCTACCTGGCACGAGCTGCAAGTAACTCTGATCAACTCGCTTAAATACGGTATTATTCCGTATTTGCTAAAGAACTTCTTCACTGATGATGTGAAGGTGGCACAAAAGACTCTCGAAAACGCAAAACAATGAAATATATAGCAATCCTACTTTTGCTTTTATTCGTCGGGTGCCAATCAGCAAAACAACTGTTTGACAAAGCAGTAGACAAAGACGAAAAGACAGTAGCCGCAGAGGCACTTAAGAAATGGCCCTGTGTCAACGGAGAAATCAAACCAGGCGATAGCACTGAGTATACTAAATGGAGGCAAGATCTTCTGGATAGCCTGTCTTCATTACCGATTGATACGACCCCTCGAATAAGATGGCGCACGAATATTAGCGATAGTGCTAATTTCGTTGCATGCTTTGATGAGAATGTTCGTCTCGCCAATAATATCGAAGTGCTAAAGGGCAAATTGAATGATGCTAAAAAGAAACTCGCTAATCCTCCTGTGATTCATGATACCTTACCAGTAAAAGATATGAAAGAAGTTTACCTTGCCCAACTTGAGCGAGACGAATGGAAAGATTCATCTGACTATTGGCAGGGTCGCTTTAATGTTATGAAAGTGGAACGAGATGATTGGCGAGCAGCTGCAAAGCATCGCAGTTGGGAAAACTGGATATGGCGCATAATTGCTGCTGTGTTCATCACCCTATTTGTTTACCGTAAAATTCGAGGCAAATGAACAAAGTAGCAGAAGTGGCTATGAGCTATCTTCATCAAAAAGAAATTCCTGGTAATATGGGATTCACTGACAAAGAATTTGAGCGAAAGATGAAAGAGGTCGGTTTCAACAAAGGATATGCCTGGTGCGCCTTGTTTGGTGAGCTCTGTGTAAAAGAAGGTGCTCCGCAATTCTATATGGAACATGAGAAATTATTCTCAGCCAGTGCAGTAACCACCTACAACAATTTCAAGGCGCAGGGCATGGTAAGCTCAACTCCTGAAATAGGTTGGCTTGCTGTATGGAAACACGGTAATGGTCCTACTGGCCATCTCGCTGTAGTCGTTGGAACTAAAGGCACTGGACTTTTCCAAACTGCCGAAGGAAATTCTAACGAAGACGGCAGCCGGGAAGGCGTAGAGGTTGCATACAAGGCTGATCGCAAGTTAAATCAACCATTTAAACCCAAAGGCTTAAACCTACTAGGGTTTGTGAAAATTGTTTAATATTTGTCTTTGTCTGGTTTGCTTTAGCGTCCCGAGGAAACTCGGGGCGTTTCTTTTTTAGGCTTAATCTAATTTCGAAGTGTATATAAAGACTCGCGCGCGTGCGCGTGGAGGCCCTCATGGGAGGCGCCATAGAATTCAACTTTAAGTGTTAACTCTCTGTGTTAATAAGTTTTGAAAAAAAAAGTATAAAATAATTTTTTTATTAAAAACCAAAGTTGTATATTTGTATTGTCAATCCAAAAAAGTATCTACATGGCTTCCTATCTTAGAACTTCGCTTGAAGTTTACAACAATAAAATCACATCCAAAGAGTGGGAAGCTCGTACAGGTATAATGCACTGGAATGCATTTAATGCATGGGTAATGGTACGAGATAAAAACGGCAAGGATTACAAAATAGTTATAGTCAATTATTTCCTTAATCAATAAAAATCAATCACATGACAGTAGTAGAAAAAGATGGTCACCTGATCATCTCCATTCCGATGAATGACAAAGCAAACCTTCCTGCATCAGCAAGCGGTAAAACACTGATCGTAGCCAGTACCGGGGGCAATAAAGAAACTGACCTGGTGGTGAACGGCAAGAAGGTAACCATCGGCCTGAATGCCTACATTTACGCCAAAGACAAGTAATTTGATGTAGGAAGTCAAATAAGATCTCGGAGCTGACTATTCTGGTCGGCTCCCTGATCTTTTTACCATTTCTAAAATAACTCATATCGATAAGACTTATACCTAAATTCCTACATGCAATGTTATATCCTAAACCTTTATTCAAGGTAACTCATGTTCCTCTCCTTCAAAGAGGAAAAACTTACATCATTGTTTACCAACAACACCTCATTACCTGGTGGATCTTCAAATTCAATGCATTCCTTGTGATGCGTAAATACATCAAACGTGGAATCTACAAGAACAAAGATATTCAATTTAACAATCACGACCAAGTAAAGCAATACTTGCTCGAGAAGTTTCATTTGGTATATGGATGATCTACATCTAACATTACCTGAATATGTTTATGCTGGTAAGGCATACTTCACTGTTAAGAATGAACAATCTGGCAATGAGTTTTCTTACCTCGTAGAATGGATACCACGTTATTCGAGCTACCTTATTAAATCCCTGAACACGAGAGATGGGTCCTATTTTAAACTGGGATACTATAATTCCAAAAAGGGATTAGTCCTGTGGACCGCTACCACAAGTGCAAAAGTGTTCAGCTGGTATCACAAGCATATACTGGCTGACACCTTACCTCCTTTCATATCGACTATTCATTTTGATAGGTGTTGTCGATGTGGAGCTAAATTACGCAATGAAAAAAGCATTGAACGCGGATTCGGTGACGAATGTGCGTCCATCATATTTCAAGATAAACCTAAATTATTTGACAATGACTGAAGATCAATTCCAAGAGTTCATAAATAATACGGATTTGCCTGACTATTCTCATATCAAAATTGATGATCTCAAGGCTTTAACTCATGAGCAGATCATGAAGTTTGATCCTACGAATGAAACTACAGAAAGACTTGAGGCCTTCAATTATTGGTTAGGCACGGAGTACAAAGGGCCGATACCAAAATCAATTGGTCGGGAATTGATTCAACGAGATCTGTTTGAATTCATGGATAAACAGAAGTTCACCAAAAAAGAAATGAGGGATGTTGAGTATATTGCTGAACACATATCTCATTGGGGAGATTATGGTGGATTACCATATGAAGGTAGCGAAGCAATTAAATTAGCTAAAGAATACATAAAACGAAGATCATGAAAAAATTCGACACCTTGTACAAACGTGCCGCTAATGGCGCAATTCGGAAATGGATGGTTAGTGTTTATGAAGAACCATTCGGACAATTCAATGTTCAGCGATTAGCTGGCCAGGTGAATGGCACGTTTACACCTGCAATCGATTATGACGTGCAGGGCAAAAATATTGGCAGAGCAAATGAAACTACTCCTGAATACCAGGCAGAATTCAATGCTCAATCGTATTGGAATAAGAAACGAGATGAAGGCTATAAGACACTCAGCGAAATAGGGGTGTCCACTGAGGCCGAATTGTGGTCCGCGCTACCGCAATATAACACTGACGCGCAGGGGAATATCAAGCCGATGTTGGCTAAAACAGTCGATTGGACCAAAGTAAAATTCCCTGTACTTGTCCAACCTAAATTGGATGGAGTTCGTTGCCTCATGGTTGTGAAAAATGGAGAAGTCTCATTCTTATCAAGATCAGGAAAGTACTATACTACTCTTGCTCATATTGAAGCAGAAATGCTTCTCAAGATTGAAGGAGATGATGATTTTATCCTTGATGGAGAAGTTTATTCTCATGAAATTTCTTTTCAGGAAATTATATCAGCAGTTAAGGCACAAGGTCCTAATTCCACTAAACTCCATTTTCGTGCGTATGATGTGGTTAATGATCGTGTGCAATTAGATCGATTAAAAGAATTAGTCACGTATATACGTGGTATGGATTTTAAATTCATACACATAGTAAATACTGAAGTTGCAAATAACAAAGATGAAGTACTCGAAATGCATAAAAATGCAGTGGAAATAGGTTATGAGGGTGCAATGATACGTTTCCTTGATGGTAAATATAAGCAAGGTGTGCGTAGCAGTGAGCTTTTAAAGGTAAAAGAATTCAATGAAGAAGAATTCGATTGCTATGAACTTACTACTGGCAAGAGAGAAGAAGACGTTATTGCTCTTTGCCGTACGGCAGAAGGCAAGGAATTTAAGGCTAAGATGATGGGGACTCGTGAGGAAAAAGAAGAACTTATGGATGCATTTGAACCTGCAAAGTTAACCGTAAAGTTCTTTGGTTGGACAAACGACAATATTCCTCGATTCCCTATCGGCAAGTCATTCAGAAACTATGAGTAATGTAAGATATGTACGTGCACCTTTTCAACGTAATGCTGGCCGCGTAATAGTGGAACGAATCTATAGAATTGATACTACTATGCGAGTCACATATGTTGAAAAGCGTCATGGTCCACGAGGGTTGATCATGTGGAAGATAGGTAATATAATCAATAATACTCATCTCCCTGGAACCTTCACTGAGACTAACGTAGAAGAATATCAAGCATTTTTTAATGAAGCATTAAACAATTTAAGATGAAATGGTTCATAAACTTATTCCGTTGTGAAATTCCAGGTATAATTTACGATGATGATCGTCAGTTAGAATGGTTTTTAAACGGATTACATAATTCCTAACCGTCTAAATGCTAAATGTATGACAAAACAAGCCACTGTTAATTGGCAACGAGAGCTCGAGGCCAATTATCCACCTGACAAATATTCTGATTTGTTCAGGTTGTACCAAACAGGGTATGAAGCCTATTTTAACTTCATGCCGGTTCTCAAACCAGGTCCCTCTTTCAAAAAGGATCTCTTCTATTCAAAGAATCTGCTGGATGCCGTTAGGCAACTAGTAGCACAATCCAAATGGATTGAAGAGAATTTCCCACAAGAAGATCAACGTGACCGCATAACGATCGCTATTGAACACATAAGCGATTATGATTGGGCTGGTGCTCAAATCGTTATCGGTCGTTGGGGAGCTAAATACAAATCGGCTATTCATGGACATGGAGCCGGTTTGACTTATGAAGCGGTGATATCCGGGAAATTGATCAACCGTAGTTTTCGCCTGGTAAGCGATAACAAAGTGGAATTGATCGATGAAAAAGTCCTTGGACCTGGTGATGTGATAGTGGCTGATTATTCTACTACTCCTGGCCTTAACAATTTCATTCATGAGCTGGTAATGATCGAACCTTCTACTACGATCCATTATCTGGCAGAATACAAAAGAAACTGGCTTTTAAAAGCCGTGCCTTTTGTAGAAATGGAATCAATTTCATAACCTTAAAAACTACCATTATGAGTGTTATGACAGCCTTCGAAAGGCATATGATGCCATCAACCGAAATTGACAAGTTCAATTTAGGAGGGAGAGAACTCTTGCAAGATAAATTCGATCGGTTTATAGCACAGAATCGCACAAAAGTCCATGGCACAGTTGCCTGGTTGTTCACAAGATGGGTCAATGACCACAATGCATAGAAAGGACGCGGAATCAATAGGCGGTACATTAATTTACAAAGACAACAAACCACATTATTATGAAGCATAAGATCGGAACAGTTACGCTTAACTTTGATGAAGCAGGAAAACTACTTGAGAGGGATTTTGAATCTGCAATGCAGGTTAATATCCCCCGAGAAGTGTTAAACAACATAAATTCTAATTCCGTCAATTCCATAGTTAAAGAGAGTGCCGATATGGCATTAGGCGCTTTCTTTAGCAAGATGACGGAATTAGAATTTGAAGGTCCCCGAAAAATAATCAGCGAACCTGCAGGATGCGTGAGGTATGCAGGTAATCAGATTAAAACCTGTTCGTTTGATTATTTCTATGAAAACTAATTCTTAAGATCTTAGTAGGTAATTAACGTTATCTGCTAAGATCTTTTACGTTTTCAAAACTAACAGAGCGTTAAAACTTATTAACATTGGCAAAAATTGATAAAATAAATTTTTTTTTCAAATACCAATGTTGTATATTTGCGTATCAATCAACCACTTAAGTGTATTTTATGGCAAAAAAACCTGAACAAAAACCTGCTTCAGAAATGGAGATAGACGAAATTCTCGGGCCTGTTTCTGCAGCACCTAAAAAGAAACGCGGCAAGATAAACCTTCCTACAAACCTTGCAACCTCCAAAGCCGAAATGGTTGCAAAGGAAAAAGCTGATAAGCCTAAAACAGAAAAGGTTAAGTCAGACAAACCCAAAGAACCCAAGGAACCTCGTAAGCTCAAAGGCGAAATGGTTACATTCAAAAACAAGAAAGGTGAAACCATCGTTGGCATGGGCCAACTGTATTTCTGTGTACAGATCAAAGGCAAACTGCATTACAAGCAATTCGATGCAGTAGAAGTGCTGGATCCGAATTTTGCACTGTAAATTAGTCTGCCGAAAGCACGGTGTTGACATCCATGTTTCCGAAAGGATAGGCAGCTTCTTTAAACTTATGATTAAATTTGAGCCTAAATTAATAGGACCATTAAATAATCCTATCATCATAGTTGGTGAAAAGCCCAACACCACGCGAGATGGTAGTACAACATCGCTTGTTGGCAATAGAACTGGAGACTTCGTGGCTGAAGCCATTGGAGATCGTACTAATATCATTCTCACTAATGTAGTAAACCTATTCTACAAAGGAGATTTTGACCACACAATCGGTGTTGCTGATGGTGTGCTCGAATTGATCCAAATGATTGAGGACCATAATCCTCGCAAAATCATCTGTTTAGGAAACATTGTAAGAAAATATGTAGATTCGATCGTATCTGACTGTCCGAAGGTGTATTTAAGACATCCGCAATGGATTAATCGCTTTCGGTTCAAAGAACGATCTGTTTACATAAAAATCTTACAAGATGAACTTGACAAATGAATTCCACAGCATTCGCATGTGGGCACAAGAACGCGGCATTTATGAAAAAGGCAATCCTACTACTCAATTGGCTAAACTCATGGAAGAACACGGAGAATTGGCTAAGGGTATTCTCAAACAAAACAACGAAGAAATTCAAGATGCAATCGGTGACATGGTTGTAGTCTTGACCAATCTTGCAGCTTTGCACGGCTGGAAGATTGAAGACTGTATCAATGGTGCATACAATGAAATCAAAGACCGTAAAGGTCAAATGAACAATGGAACCTTTGTAAAAGAAAGTTAAGCATGGTGGCTACATTGAGTTTACTCAATCAAACATGCAAATGGCGTCTCTTGTAACTCAGTTGGTAGAGTACCGGATAGGTTCGGTAAAGTCGCGGGTTCGATTCCCGCCAAGAGACCTAAACTTAACAGTAAAACCGAATTGTTCGGCTTTCCTAAATTTTCAGAGCAGGGAATGGGGTCATACAGAATTTCCCGGTGGATATATCCACATAGGTTAACGGGAATTAAATGGTGAATCAACTATGAACACAATACAACAACAAGGGGATGAGATGGTGGAGCAGTACAGGCCGTATGCTTCCGGTGGATTT